ACGAAGGTGCTATGGACGAAAATAAATTACTTATAACCGGTGTGTGCACTTATTGGGGAGATAGTGACGAGACTACCGCAGAAAATTTCGCCGTTTTCGTGGCGGAAAGATTATAATAGGAGATATAGATGCCAAATTATAATTATTACTGTAACCGATGTGACGGCAACCACACAGTTCTGCGCAAATATGAGGAAAGGGATAAATCTACTACTTGCCCCGACTGTGGAAAAAGAAGATGCCCATTGACGTATGATAACTCCAAGAATAAGACCGGAGGCGGTGGAGTGGTTGTCTTCGGTGGGAGCACGCCCAACTTCTATGGCACTGACAGCAGAATGGCACAGGAAAAGGATTGGATGGAGAACGAGGTAAAAAATACCAAAAATGCTCTTGAGTATAAATCCGGAGCCTCCCCATATTCTCGTGTGAAAATTCCATATGAGAAATTAGAGAAAGAAGGTACTTTGAAAAAGGCATCTGAGGATAATAAAAGATTAAGAGTGAAGGGCGGACAGCACGTGGTGAAAGAAGCCGGTAAAAAAATGACTAAGGACGAAGTTGATAGAGCAGGAGAACGTGGTGATTCAGATTAAAATTTTAAATAAGAGCGACAACCCAACCCCCGAATATAAAAGCGAGGGGGCTGCCGGGTTTGATATCGCAACGAACGAAGATGTAACCCTTACAGCAAGACAGGCTGTGTTGATAAGCACTGGACTGTATGTGGTTATCCCTAAAGGATACGAAGGGCAGTTGAGACTTCGGAGTTCCATGTATCAGTCGAACATGGTCATGCCAAATGCCCCAGGCACAATTGACAGTGATTATAGGGGGGAGATTAAAGTTGCCCTCCTGAATACTAACCCTTATTGCTCCCGTAAAGTTAAAAAGGGAGAGAGAATTGCACAAATGGTGATTAATAAGCTTCCTGAGGTAGGCATAGAAGAAATTTCTGAAGAGGAGTTCAAAATGCCCCAAAACTTGACTATAAGAAATAGTAAAGGTTTTGGTTCAACAGGGAGAAATTAATGACCTATTCATTTTCAGATAATATTCAGCGGGGGATAATCTACCTTGCAAAAAGCGACAAAGAATTTTTAGTACAGTGCGACCCAATTGTGAGGAGCTCATACTTCGAGTTTCCCCAACATCAGCGTATGTGGGGAGCTCTTACTGATTACTATAAATCATACGGGACGCTTCCAACTGACGAAGCTATCCTAGAAGAAATTCGTCGGACGAAAAGCCAAAATGAGTTAATGTCCGATTATAAGGAAGAGCTTAGTAGTATTAACAAACTAGATGAAAGCTCCATTGATAATAGTCAGTATTACTTGGATAGGGCAGAGGAGTTTGCAAGAGAGCAGTCTTTAAAAGAAGCTATCCTTGAGTCTGTTGATTTTATAAAGAGGAAGGAGTTTGGCAAGGTTGAGAGTTCTATTAAGTCCGCTTTGTCTGTTTCTCGTAACGTGGACCTAGGGGTAGATTACTTCCTAGGCATTGGTGATAGATGGGCGAAGCTTAAAGACCAGAAATTGGTACCGAAGTATAAGACGCCGTTTAACGCTATTAATTCCTCCCTTGAGGGGGGATTGTGCGGTAAAGAGCTGGCTATGGTGGTAGCGCCTCCTGGTGTAGGCAAATCCCTGTTTCTGGCTAATCAGGCGGTGACGTCAGTAATTGACGGGCACGACGTATTGTACATTTCACTAGAAATGTCCGAAGACAGAGTGGCACAGCGCCTAGACAGTATCTTTACCCGCATTAAACAGAAGGAGCTCCCTAACAGGGTATCAGATGTGGAGTCTCGTATTGGGGAAATTTCAAAGGCGACCAAGCTAGGTAGGCTAAGGATTAAAGAGTTTCCTACTAAAAGAGCCAGCGTCACACAACTCAGAGCCTTCATTAACCAACTTCAAAGCCATGAGGATTTTCATCCAAGCGTGGTAATTATTGATTATTTGGAGCTTATGTCGAGTGATACTAATAGCCCTGAATACCAGAACCAAGAGCGACAAGCGCAAGAGCTTCGCGGCTTGGCCATTGAATTGAATTGCTTGGTGTGGACAGCTACTCAAACTAATAGGGAAGGCAAACGGGTTAAAATTATCACAGACGCGGAACTTGCGGATTCTTACGGTAAGACTAGAGTTTGTGATTTGGTGTTCTCAGTAAATCAAACAGAGGAGGAATTCGATGAGGGGTTAGCTCGTTTGTTTATCATTAAATCTAGGAATGGAAAAGCAAGGTTCATTATTCCTGCAAAAATAAATTACTCAACCTTAGTATTGACAGAGGAAGTATGAGTCCTAGACGAGCGTTACCCAAACATCCCCTGACAGTATACACTGGGATAAAAACATTTACAATCACGCAGAAGTCTTTAGCTAAAGACAATCTGTATGGGTGCGTAGAGTTCCCAAAGGCATTACTCACCATAGACCCGAACCAAAGTATCGAAGATTATAAAAGTACTCTACTTCATGAACTCTGCCACATTGGTTTGGAAATCTTCGGACTTGATGACGATGATGAAATACCCACAATAGGGAATGAATACTTAACAACCGTAATCTCTAACATGATTTTTCAATTAGCAGGGTTAAACCCTGAACTTTTTCAATATATTTTTAACAATGACTGATATTAAAACCACTTACGATAGCTTAGCTGAGGAATATCTAAATCTCGCTAAGACTTACTTAACTATTGACGAAGATACCATGGACCTAGCAATCAAACGGCATTCATCTATCTTTGCTTTTTTTGGGTCGGTTCTGTCTTACGCTAAGAAGAAAAGCGACAAGCTTAGTACCTTACTAGAAATGCTTGAGGCGAAGCACATGGAACTCCGCAGAGCAGAGTTGGCCAGCCAAGGTACAAAAGCCACGCAAGGAGCCTTGAACGCTTACGTCCTAACGGTCCAGGAGCTAGTCGATTTGAGAGCACAGCTTTTGGAGGCTCAACATAAATACAACTTGGCGAGGAATATGGTAACATCCTTGGACCATCAAAAAGATATGTTGGTACAAATGTCTGCAAATAAACGTGCAGAAGTGAGGTTGCACGAACTATAATATATCGTGGGGGACAAAGGTTCCGAAGGAAGAAAGGGTCTGCCGTCGAAACACATAAGGCTATCCAGTTGTTTGTACTAGAGCTGTAATTCCCGCTACACCCCCCACATTCACTACTAACAATAATTACAATTATAACTATGGTCAATTTAGACGAACTACGAAAGAAATATGAGGAAGTTACCCAGCAAAACAGCGGTGGTAACAAAGATTTCCTCAGTAAATTTTTAATTACGAAAGAAGGGACATCCCTTGTACGAATTCTTCCTGCGAAGAACGAAGATGAGAACTTCTATGCGGAAACTGCCATCCATCGACTTGAGAATGACGGCCAGTTTAGAAACTATCACTGCCCACGAGTTAAGGGCAACAAGTGTCCTTTGTGCGACCTGTACTATGCTCTCTGGAAGACAGACAGCGACGACAACCATAATTTGGCACGAAGTATTAAAGCTCGCAAGCGGTATTATTTAAATGCTGTGGACCGTGAAACCGGAGCCGTTAAGATTTTGTCTATCGGTATGAAGTTATTCGGTAAGATTTTAGATTGCTTTTTTGATGATGATTACGGAGACATCACTGACCTTAAAGAGGGTTATGATTTCAAAGTGGTTAAAGACACTAATGGACAATTCCCCAACTACGATAAATCAGCGCCGAAGCCACGCCCTTCCGAGGCAGGCTCAGCGGCTGAAGTCGCGACTTGGATGGATGAACTCCACGATATTCAAAACTTGGTAAAGGTTGCGGAGTATGATGAGCTAAAACAAATGGCTATGAACTATGAACTTGCTGCCGAAGGTATGGGAGGTTCTACTGGAGGCCAAGCAAAATCAGATGATGACTACTTGTCCCACCTTAAGAATCTCGATACCAACCAGTGAGCGATAAGAAGAAGCTTAAGATTTTGGCGTGCCCTGCTAATAAAGGGGGGTGCGCCTATTATCGCATTATCATGCCAATGGAGAAGTTGCAGGAACTCTATCCTGACGACGTTGAGGTTCGATTTAATTATGACCCTCTGGGCGCAGAGACTGCTAAAGAGAGAGAGGGTAAGCTTTGGGAACCGAAGGACTGCAAGGACCTTAATTGGTGTGATGTGGTGTTTTTTCAAAACATCCATAACTATGGGGGGCCTTACACGGTTGATATTCTTAGGGCTGCTAAGGCGTTGAATAAGTTCACCCACTACGATACCGATGACCTTTTAACGGATTTGTATGAGGGGCATAGGCTTGTAGATGTATACAAGAAACAGAAGTTGGATGAGATGACTAAGGTTCTATATGCCAATTCAGATATGGTGTCTGTTACGCAAAGAAAGTTTGCGGAAAGAATTCAACCCTATGTGACAAAGGCGTTAGTTATTATTAAGAATGCTGTTGATTATGCTCTCCCGTGCTGGAATCTTCCGCGGCGTGAGGTCCCGAGTCGACTGAAAAAGCATACATGTATAGGTTGGGCTGGAGGCATCCACCACGAAGAGGACGTAAAGGAATTTCGTGCGGTAGCCATGGGAGTGAATTCAAAGGTAGGACTTCAAAATGTGACGTGGAATTTTTTTGGAAGACCCCCGAGACCTTGCGAAGAGAAGGACAAATGGCAGCAAGACGTGTGGGATAACTACGAGAAGTATTTATCTTTTGGTGTAAAGGGCAACCGCAATGTGCTGTTCCATGGTGCCGCACCTTCCCATGACTATGGCCACTTCTTTACAGGTCTTGATATTGTGATTGCTCCTCTACAAATGAATGCCTTTAATGATTCCAAATCGGAGATTAAAGCTATGGAGGCAGGCCGATATGGGATTCCTCTTGTCGCTTCCAATGTTGGTTGTTATGATGAGATTATTACAAATGGGGAAACTGGATTTTTGATTTCCCAGGATAACCCTCGGTCGGAGTGGGTTCGCGTGCTTACAAAGCTTTGTAAAGATAAAAACCTGCGAAAAGAAATGGGGAATAACCTTAAGAAAATTACTGACGAATACTACGACATTAATAAAGTTGTAGGCGGAAGGTTAGAACTGTATCAGCAAGTTATGGGGATTAAAGAAAGAGCTATCGCGGCTGCAAAATATCAGGAGTTGCCACAATGATTAGTGCCCTTATTAAAACTATAGGTCGCCCAACTCTGCAGAGCGCTATCGACAGTGCTAACAGGGAAGGTATTAAGCCAATAGTTGTTTCTGACGGACACCCTCTATACGACCCAGAGACAGACCAGATGATAGTTAGTGGGGTTTACTCTGCTACTGAGTTGAAAAGGAATTGGGGTTGTTACGGTGCCGTAGCGGCAAACGCAGGGATTGCTTTATGCGACACTGATTGGTTAATGATTTTAGATGATGATGATGAATTGGCAGAAGGTGCAGGGGATTTTATTAGAAAGCAGATACATAGCAGTCCTAATATTGATATATGGATTCCGGGTCTGGTGTTTAATAATGGGATGGTTTTGTGTGATGGCTCTGATAAAACAGTTCGCCCAGGGAACGTAGCAGTCCCTATCGCAAAGGTTGAGTGTTTCACGGAATCCCCATTTAGGACTAAGGTGCCAGAGGAATATAAGGACATGGCAGATTTCTTTCAAATACGGGAAATGCACAGGTGGGGGCATACTATTGAGTGGTTAGGTAAAGCTACTTACTTGGTTCGTCCACATCTAGAGGGTACAAACGGGAGAGGAAAATGAACTTCCCAAAAATGATTACTTTAATATGTTCTAATTTTAATTCTACTAAGTGGATTGACGGTTACCTGGAATCGGTTAATGACCAAACTCTTCCTTGTTTTAATATTCATTTTATTGATGCTGGGTCCACTGATGGGTCTTGGTTGAAAATTAATAATTTTAAATTTAGACAGGGGATTTCAGTGAAGTATACTATAGAGAAAGGATGCACAGTCTACGAAGCTTGGAATATAGGTTACAAAGAAGCTGATTCCCCCTATTGTATGAATTACAATACAGACGACCGCTTGTTCCCTACGGCTTTAACAGTAATGTTGGAACACGTAAAAAGGGATAAGGACGTTGATGTTTTATACTCCCCTTGTTTTGTTGCTCATGATGATTCCCATACTCGATTTGCACAATTTTATCCGTGGCCTGAATTCACTAAGGAGGCTTTGATAAAAAACTGTATTTGTGGGCCATTCCCTCTCATTAAAAGAGATTCTGCGATAGACGTTGGTCTGTTTAATCCAAAGTTTACTATATCCGGAGATTATGAAATGTGGCTTAGAATGGAGGCTAGGGGTAAGAAGTTTAAAAAGGTCCAGGAGCCTATTGGGAGTTATTATTTAAATCCTAAGGGGGTAAGCACGGACCCTGAAAAACATGCTGAGCATGTTAAGCAAGATATTGCAATTAGGGAGTTATATGGATGAAAAACGTCATTGCGTTTAGTTTGTGGGGGAACAATCCGGTGTATACAATAGGGGCTTTGCGTAATGCTGAGCTAGCAGAGAAAGTATACCCTGGATGGGCGTGTTGGTTTTACGTAGGTAAAAGCGTACCGCGGAAGATAGTTAAGTCTTTGCAAAAGAAGAGTAACTGTCGTGTTTTTGAAATGGGAGAAAGTGGCAACTGGGATTCCATGTTCTGGAGGTTTCTGCCAGCGGGAGACCCAGGGGTTGATGTTATGATTTCTAGGGATTGCGACTCTCGTTTGAATAGTAGGGAGAAGGCAGCTGTGGATGAATGGTTAAAATCCCCCAAGGCATTCCATATAATGAGAGACCACCCACAACACACCACCGAAATTCTGGGTGGGATGTGGGGGGTGAAGGGGGATATTCTCCAAGACATGCCGTCTCTTATTAAAGAGTGGAAGCTGAGTGATTACTGGCAAGTGGACCAACATTTTCTAAAAGATAGTGTGTACCCCAGAATTGCCGACAACGCTATGGTTCATGATGAGTTTTTTTCAGGGAACCCCTTCCCTACCCCTCGTAAAGAAAAGTATTTCGTCGGGCAGGCTTTCGACGAACATGACAATCCACTACACCCGGAACATATGGAGGAAATAAATGGACAAATACGCAACACATATCCCTGTTCTTAAATCCTTACTTTATGATAAATCTAAAAACATAGAGTGTGTTTTTGAGTTTGGCACAGGATTACACAGCACTAAACTTTTCTTAGAAAATTGCAGTAAAGTAACTGCTTGTGAAATGCAGTCGGAGGATTGGTATACTAAAGTTAATGATGAATT